ATTTCTCCGACAGTTCGCATGTGTTCTGGGCGTACTGCATATTGCTCCAGTGCGGTATCTAGAAACGCTCTTTCTGTTTCGTAGTAGCGTTTTATGTCTGCAGCTAGTAGTGCGTCTCTTTCTTTTTGGCCCATTGAGCGCCATTGAGGTATCCGTTGAAGACGTGACAGCACGAGAGATTCAACCTGTTCAGGCTTGAGCCTCCCCGTCACCTTTACATCCCACAACCCCATGCTCTGGAGTTTTGCGAAAGCTGCCCATCTATCATCATTTACTGCTCTGGCTTCTGGAGGAAAATCCGGCAATCCAAGTCTTTCACCTAGTTTATTAACGGTGTTTTCAGAGCGTCGAAGTTTTTCTTGCGCATTAATAGTTGCATTCTTGAACCATCTCATTTTTCCTGGCACATCAATAGCGCGTGCGTCTGGTGTTGGTATTCTTTCTCCGGTTGAACCGTCATATGATGGGTCTCTACCTGGCAGAGAACCCCCAAGTCTTGCTCTAACTCTTTCCGCCCACGTGCTCTTTGCTCCAGATGCAAGAGACAGTGTCTCGCTGTCATCGGTTCGCATCATGGCGCCAATCTTGTCAGCTATGAATTTTGCTGCTCGCTCAGCACTGAAGCCAAAACAGTTTGAACCTAGATGGTCTGTGAATTGATTTGCTGCTGGTGTTCCTGGAGGGCATCTGAATTTGTTGTTTGCATCTCTGGCTATTCCGAAACGCCCAGCAGCTCTTGCAAGCAAGTTCCCACCAGGTATTCGTGAACCAAGTGAGCGCCCAGGAAGCATCTTAAATTGCATTTCTGGATTACTTATGTAGTTATCTTTTTTGAGTCTTTGCGCTCTTGAGAGACCAAGGGATGGATATGCCATATCTATCTCTGTCTCGGAATCGGGTATCACGTCGCCAGTTTTGCTGCTCACATCGTATTTTGTGAATTGAATTTCTGGTTTTGAGTCTCTTATTTTTTGAGCAGTTTCAAAATCTGTATCAGGTTTATCTTTTATCCAACCAAAGTTCGCCTCGGTGCTCATTGAGCGCTTCGACTTCCAGCTTGGATAAAGGACAAGGCTACGCCCTTCCTCCCAGGCCTGCTTGGTCTCCACTCTCATGCCTGGTGCGATTTCTTCCACTCCAGGTTTTGTTGTCCCAGTGAATTCACGCTTCTTATTGTCGGTATCCTGGTATGTCGGCTTAGCACCCATTGCGGCCTTAACTGCAATATCAGCATCAAGACGCGACATTGACAATGACTTTGTTATGGACGCACGAAATTCAATCGCTTTAGAATTGAAATTGTTGCAGCACGATAGAGGCGATATCAATCGTTGAGAAACGATTACTCGTGTCTTGTTTCTATCACCCGTCATAGCGGGTATCCATGATGCTATTAGTCGATATTGTCTTCGAGGAGTTGGAATTCAACAAGGGCCGCCATGAAATCTGCATCATTTACAACCTCGTCACTCTTTTCCTTGCTTCCTGCGAGCCAATTTGCAGGGATAAGACTCTCCAACTTTAGCTCACGTGCTCTCTTCATGATGTGACGCTTTGTCTTTTCTTTATCCTTTGCTCTACCAAATGCTTGTATCGCATTGCGCAAATCGTTTTCTGAAGCAATTGGATAAGAACCATCTGACATCGCAGAGCCTTCTTTTGCCATTGAATCTCTCTGCTCATCGCTGAATGCTCTCTTCAGTGCGATTTCGGCAGCTTCTGCTTCGATTTCTTCCGCTTCTTCTGGCTCGTACTTGTCGTATCCAAGAATCTCGCCATCCAGAGCAACGAACACGTCGTACGACTTTCCGTCAACACCTTCAATTTCAACTGCGTATGAATCAAAACCTTCGAAAACGTCTGGCTCAACTGCGACGACTAGACCGTCGATTGACTTGACTGCAATCTCAGCTGCTTCAGTGAAATCAATGAGTTTTACGTTTGTATAGTCTGACTTTTGTTCAAACTCTTCTGACTCGAGCTTATGGAATCCCATAATCTCGGCAGTTGTTCCGTCAATGAAAACTTCCTTAACTGCACCGTCTTTGGTCTGAACATCAATGACAAACATGTCTGCATCTGACGAGTAGCCAGAGTCAACAACAAATCCATCAAATGCTTTTTCTGCAAGACCCTCAACATGGAGTAATCCAGGGAGGCCCTTTTCTGCAACGCATCCACCTGGGCAGTCGTCGCATACTGACATTCCTGCTGGATGAGCTTTTCTGTCAAGTGCGCAGACAAAACCGTCTACACCAATTTCTTCCGACTTGATTCCAAGAGAGCTAATTCTTTCTTCTCTAAGCGTATTCCAATCCTCGTCGGAGGCATCAAATAGGATTTTTTCATCCAAGTCATCACTGAATTCCTCATCTGAATCCAATCCTTTTTCCGCCATTGTGCGCTTCTTTTTGAGGGCCCAAGTTAAAGCCTTCATTACTTCATCTTCGGACATGTCGTCTTCTTCCATGTCCACTTCTTCTTCGAGCATCTCGCCATCTTCGTCCATGGATGCTTTTGTCATGCGTCGATTTCTCATGTAGTTCAAAGCTTTTTCCAGCTCTTCTTCTGACATGTCATCTTCTTCATACATCTTCATGGAGGACATTTCTTCTTCGTCCTCTTCATCTTCTTCTTCGTCGTCTTCTTCGTCGCCGTACTCTTCTTCCATGATTGCACCAACTTGTGCATTCATTCCTTTTTCGCTTGGCTTCTTCAAATCTGGCTTGGTTACACCGATGGCGTCTTCCGGAATTTCTTCCTCGTCCTCTTCGTCCTCTTCTTCTTCCATGCCCTCGGCATCTGGGAGAGAAATCATTTTCTTCTTCTTTTTCTTTGACATTCCGACCTCTGCGTCGACCATGTCTTCTTCAACCATCTCTTCGACTGGTACCATTTTCATCTGCAATGGCGTTGCTCCGCACTTTGCACACAGCTCCGCACCCTTGACAAATCCACATTCAGTGGGGGCGGCACCCTTGGCACACTTCAGCACGTTTCCATCAGCATCGATGCTTACATTGGCCTTTTCGTCGTAGCTCATATGACTCCTGAGATTTGCAGGCAAATATCCCTAGGGACATCTACCATTTGTTAATGGTCTAAATTATAACCTACCACGAGCCCCTGCAATGGATTAGCAGTATTGAGTGGTTTCAGTAAAAATGTAGTCCGGTTTTTATTCTATTTTTTATTACTATCTTTCTTCATGACGACCCTCTTGCCTAGCTCTGGTCCATCTTCTCCATAAAGGGTTTTCCCGTCTTCGCGAAGACGCTTTGTTGCGTTGCGAAGCTGCTCGGCACTGAAGATATCGTCAATCTTGTAGTTCGTTCCAAATATTTCATTAAAACGATTTACAACATCTTGAAGCTCGCTCTGACTGAATCTTCTTTCGTCTCCAGTCTTCTTTGAGAATGTGGCTCCCTTTCTTGCTGCCACACCCTTGTGTGAAACGGTGAAGTCAGTTGACCCGAGAATGTAGTCCCTATTCCGTCTGGTGTTTTTGGCTTTGTCGGCGGAATGCTTTGCCTGGGTGAACTCGTAGAGGGCCTCGTAGACGGAGTGCTTTGATGCGGCCAATTCTGCATCAAGCTTTTTCCCAGCCTCATCCTTTTTCCACACTGACTTAGCATCTGGGATGACACCAGTTCTAATCATTTCATTGATGTAGGTGGTCGGAACACCGCCAGTTTCCCACTGTCTAGCTATTTCCCTTGAAGATAGGCCAACATCATCTGTTCCAAAGGCCTCAATAAGTCGCTTACGTAGCTCATCGTGCCAGTTGCCGCCTTCTTCGATACCAAGGGAATCAAGGAGCTGACCAATATCAAACTGTTCTCTTGAAGTCTTGTCTGATGGAGCCGAAGCAGCGTTGACTATCGTCTGCTTGACAAAATCGCCAGGACCATCGTCGCCACCAAAAACTGCCTCTTCAAGGAGCATTTCTTCTGCCGTTGAGGCAAATTCTGACTCGCCGCGCTTCTTGCTGAATATTCCAGTAGACCTGAATTTTCCAGTTTCACTTACTTCACCAAGTGACGCATATTCCTTTTGACTTATTACGGCATTCTCTTCCTTGTCAATCCAGTAAGGGAATGCATCCTTGCCAAATGTCTCGATGATAAATCTGTCGCGCATATTGGCTCTGCCAAGGTTTTCGACGAACTTCTCAGATGGGGTCATTTCGCTGACTCCTTCTTCTTTTTCTGATGTTGGGGCGAAAAGCCTCCAGGCATCAAATCCATCCTGCTTTCCGATTTCTGAAAGCAAGAAACGAACTGCGTCGTGAGTTATTCCTGCATCGTCATCAGACAGTTTTGCTATGTCTGACTTACTCAACGCCAACATCTTCCCAAGCTCATCATTGTTAAGTGGGCGTGTCTGTGTCCAGCGCGCAATCATTCTGCTATTTGGGTTATCAGGGTCAACTGGGTAGCTAGAAAACTCTGTTGGGATTCTTACTGCATCTCTAAGTTTCGAAACAGGGACAAACCATTCATCTGGATTTACTTCATCTTTTACTTGGTTTGATGAAACTTTTCCAATTTTAACTTTTGGTCTTGCAGCCATTCCTTTGGATACTGAATTAATGGCATTTTTTATATCAATGGCCTTGCGTTCAGCTGTTGTATCTTGTGGGTCGAGTGCAATTCCGCGCTCTCTAACCCCACGCCAAAACTTCATCGCATAATCAAGTTTACGTTTTGCTTTATCGTTTCTTCTTGGGTCGCCATCAATCCGTATTGCTGCTAGGTCGCGAGGTCCAGCTATATTGCTGGCAAATTTTTTGCCACTAACTCGCTGATTTCTTGCTCCAGCACCGATGTCATCGCTACCGCTTGAAAGGCTAATTGCCCTCAGTCTTCGCGCATATCTTCCCTCAGGGGTATTGGCTCCAGAAGCAAGGGCTAGGTCATCGAATTCGTTTGCTGATGGGGCTGGTTTTTTCTTCTTTGGGACCTTCTTTGAGCGCAGGATATTTCTATCTGCAATATTCTGTCTATCTTGCTCATTGAATGGCAAACGTCTATTTGCTCTATTGGTTTTCTTTTTAGCTCCTGATGAAAGGGAAAGCGAATCGGAGTCCTCGTCATCATCCGTAATCCCGCTGTCCTCAGGGCCGCTGTTAAAATCGGTAAATTCCGGATTATCTGGGTCGGGTATTACGTCACCGTCATCATCGTCCTCGTCTCCAGGGGCCTCGGATGCATCATCGGTGTCTTTTTTCTTTTGAGAATCTACAAATTTATTGAAGGCATCATCAAGCTCTTTTTCTTTTCTAGCCTTCTCTTTGTTGTATTCTTCTTGTTCAGCATCCGACATTGGTGTATATGGGAAATAGAAATCATCCGGTATTTGAATGTCCTTGTATGTCCCGTCTTCGTCGTCCTTGATTGCTTTGAGTGCCTCTATAACTGGAGTATTTACTTTATCCGTTATTTTCAACTTTCCATCAACATCAGCAAGTTCTTTATAAGTTGTATGGAAATAGTGCTGAGAAAGTCTTTGACCTGGGTCAAGTCTTCTTTTTGCACGCGTGACAATTATATATGCAAGATTTTCTGCCTGTCTTCTCTGCAGCTCAAGTGAGCGCAGTACTTTAGCGCGCATTTCAATTGGTATTGATGCTATTTGTTCCTCATCAAGTGTTGGAACCAACTCCGACCTGAAGTCATCGAATACCCTCACGCTGTCAAATTCTCTACCTTTTGAAATATGGCCAGTCATTGCCACTACGTCGGTATTGCCACTTTCCGCAGACGCTCTAACCAGGTTGCCCAACTCGTTGACTATTTCAGATGTTTGTTCAGGATTTTCACCAATAATCACAAAAGCCGGCATAGCAAGTCGAGGCACATCATTGTCGGGATTTCCAGCAGGGTTTAGTGGGACTCTTTTTGCCTCATCAACATCAATAGGGAATTTTAAAGCCTTTGCATCAAGTGGAACTTGATTTTTTTCAAATGACATTTTTGCTTTTGGATATTTTCTCTTTAATTGATTTATTGCCTTGACAATGTCATTGTGATAATCCAAGTCACTAGGCTTGCCATCCATAATTCGCCCATACCCAGGTGTTCCGTCGGTTCTCCAACCCCTGTATTGGAAGTTGCCACCGTGAGCACCATCACCACCGATTATTACGCCACCTGTTGGTTTCCCAGAATCATCTAGATGAACCTTCATGAATACTTCACCAGCAGAATCCCCAACTGCTCGCGGCTCTATTATCTGTCCTATCTTCTTTCTTCTACCTCTACTCGTTTTTTCGAGTGGTAGCTTTCCTGTATCCAAGATTGTTTTAGCGGTAAGCGCATCACCGGTGACGTCCATTGGCGGAATGCTTATGGACTCTCTAATTGGAACTAATGCCTGATATCTAACCGTTTCTCCCTTGATATTCACATAACTGGAGCCTTTTGGTTTTAACAGTTTGACCATACCTCTTGCCCCAAGTTGCTGCGCTGGGTCTACGCCATATGGGTGCGCGATTCTGTAAAGCGTTCTTGCCTGCTGACTATTTTTAATACGTCTTTCAAGGCGACGCTTTATCTCTTCGGCATCTGGCTCTATTCCACCTTTTTTATCCCAAACTCCAGCAAGATGCTTTGATGCAGGAGGCCTTCCAGCCTTGCCAAATGTATCTTTGTTATTTTCAATCCAATCAAGCTGCAAGTAGAAAGCCAAAAACTCTGCATGCGTATCTGCAGGGATACCAATGACTGGAACTTTTCCGTCAGCACCACCAGGAGCATGCTCTAAAATCAATTCGTTGATAATCCCTTTTCTGTCATCATCAGACAGGTTCTCGTCAAGAAGATTTACTCTCTTGCCATCTAGGGTGTATTTTTTAGAAATATCTCTATATATTCCAGCAAGTGAACTTGGTTTTGCTCCATCCAATGTGACGACTAAATCCAAATATGCCTGTTGATGCCTAAATGTACCTGTTCTTATTTCATCCATTGCCGCCAAGAAGGCCCCATTATTTGTAAATGCAAGGATTGCATCCGCATCGTTCATGGCCTCAACTATTTGGCCTCGAGCAGCTTCGACGTGTTCTTCGCGAAGCTGTTCCAGTAAACTGTCAACTTCATTTGGTTTCATCCCGTCAAAGCTGACAACAGAACCGCCTAGTGTTAGAGTTTTTTCGATAAAGGATAATTTTTTACTAAGCTCATTTCCTTTAAGCCTCTTCCCATTGTCGTCAGTTATTTTTAGCGTTTGAGAGACAACGTCCTGAGCTGAACCCTTGACATGGTGGTAGACTGGAGTAAATCCTGGGTCCACTCCGTCTTCTGTCATTTGTTTATGCCACTTAAAGTCTTGCAAGTTCTCGCGCATTAGAATCACGTTGGCAAGATGTTGTATGTTCTCCCCGTACCTAAACGACTGTGTTAGTGGCACCCTATATGTCGCATCAACCTTGCTCAGGCCCTCTACTGAACCACGGAATGCATATATCGCCTGCCTTGAATCCCCGACCATTATTATCGGCATGGTCAAAGCATTGTCTATCAATACTTTTGCCATGACGTCATTTATGTCCTGAGCTTCGTCAAACATGAAGATATCGTAAGGAGAATCCTCGGTGGCTATGTCTGCTGAAATTTTTGCAAATACGTTTGAAAGCCCTGTTTTTGCAGATGGTTTGCCAGAAAGAGTTAGCGACATTATCACTCCATCTTTCATCTCCCCTGTTTTTTCATCTTCGAATCTAACCCTGGCCCCTACGAATAATTTACCGCTATCAATATCGGCATTTGTCCCAACATTAACTCTTTCATATATAGAAACATTTGGGCGATGTCCTATTAGGCCTGGGTCAGTTCTTAGGTCCGGCTTAGTTAATGCCCACATTTTTATCTGATATGTTTGAGTTGGAAGAATATTTGATTTTGGATTAGTTACTTCTCTCCAAATTACTTTGAGTGCTTCCAAAAGCTCTGGTTGGATGGCTTTGGGGTCAAATACATATTTAGGATTTTCATTTAGCTTTGCAACATATTCTGATGGGGTTGGACCGAAATGCATGGCTGATGGCTCATCATCAGATGTAATTGCAAAATGCTCTAAAGCTTTCAGAATTCTGTCTGGGGCATCTTCTCCTGAAGGGTATCCCTTGAGTAGCCCCTGTTCGACAAATTGCTCCAAAATAGATTCCACGCTGGTTTCGCTATTGGGGGACAAGTATCCAAGGTCCTCCCATCCTGGAGCCCTTCCCTGCATGGTCACTGGTTTTCCATCAAATCCAATTTTTGTAACACTTTTATTTCTTTGTGAGCCTCTTAGTTTTAATGCGTATTGTTTGGACGCGCTAAGGCGAACCTTTTCTCCGGTTCCAACACCCCACTTGCTTTTATCTCCGCCCAAAAGCAAAGACCAATATGCAATCTGGTTTGTTGTTGCAACTCCGGTGTTTGTGGGCATTTCTCTATTGCCGTCTTTGGCATTGCCTCTGTTGAAAACGGTATAATATATTTTTTTATCCGGGTAAATTTTTCCAAGTGTTTTTGCCACTTGTTTCATCGTTGAAGTTTTTCCAGAACCAGCTCCGGCTCCAATAACCAAACTTCCCTTTTTGGTTGTTTTGACCATGTGCATTGCTGTATCTATTACGGCTTTTTGCTGCTCTGTTGGCTCGAAATCCTTAGGACCAAGGAACGCCTCTTGGTATGACTCATCATCACCAAGAAGTCTTGGAACTTTCTTTCCATCTTTCAGATTCACTACATCTTGGGCACCACTTGACAAAGAGAGGGCGCCAGATGCATCAAGAATTCTTCCTTTTGAATCTCGCTCAATAACACCAGAGCCATATTTGTCATCATCACCAAAGTATCTAATGTCTTCTTTTTGCCTCCACGAAGATGGGAGAGCGCCAGATGACAGTGTTATTGGTTCTTGTGAAACTTTTTCCTCTGGCTTGACGGTCGGAGCATCTATTTTTCTCTTTCTTTCATCTTCAGGTATTCCAGAAATTCTTCTCAGGGTTGGCGACCTATCAAGAATGTAATCAGCTGCTGTCTGTGCCTGTTTAAGGGCTTTAATAAATGCACCTGGGTCTTCTTTAAGATTTGAAATCCAGCCCTTTATATAGACAACGTGGTCTGTTCTAACCTGCGGGGATATGCCAAGCGCAGCAAGAAGAAACGAAGAACCCATTTCTGCAATCAATTCCTCAGATGCCTTAATCTTGTTGCTTTTCCCGTAATCCCTTACGCTCGTCCTATTGATGCGTGGCTTACCACCGGTCCAGTGTGTTAATTCATGAAAGAGCGTGCCGTAATACTGCTCTGGTGATTTAAACATTTCATAAGGCGGCATCTGAATGTGGTCGTCGCTTGGAGAAAAGAATGCTCCGTCTCCGCCAAATTTAATGACTGGCTTGACTTCGTCTATTACGGACTCTGCATCTTTTATCTTTGTTTCTGGGTCAAGGCGTTCATTCCCAATATCAAGAAGTTTGGTTACGTATGCTTCCGGAAGGCCTTCTATTTGGTCGAGGTTGAATACATATTCTGGTTTGTATTCCCTAGGAATCGTTCCCTCTAGTGGGACGAGTACCGTTACGGGTTTTTCTCCCCTTTTAGGTTTTCCTCCAAATTTTGCCCATTGTGATTTGCCAGCCCAGAAATTACCGCGATAGTTATTTTTCCTGTGGGTATGGGCAAGAAGTATTTGATTCATGCCCTGGTATATGCGATTTTTTCTAGTTGGGTTTCTTGCGTAGAGAGTTGGGGTCCTCCATGGCACGTCCCAGTAAGTTTGATTTGGATTTTTCTCCATCTCAATCAATGCTTCTAGTATTGATTTTCCTATTTCGTTATAGGTATCTTGCAGCTCACTGGAGGAGAGGGTGGCTCCTTCTTCCTTTGATGCAAGGGTATTGGACAGTGGACCATCCTTCATTACGCTTCCAGAAGAAAGCGCTAAATCATAATCAGGGACATCGTCAGTATTGGAATCAATTTCATCAATTGGCACTCGGCGCTTAGATTCTTTTTTAGCAGAAACAACGTCTTCTATGTATTTTTCAGTTATTGCAGAACGGGCGTTCCAGAGTGCGTCTTGCTCCTTGGAAATCATTCGTGTTGCTACGTCACTGGCTTCAATATTCTTCTTGTCTTTAATTGTAGAAACACGTGAATACTTGTTGATGTCACCAATCCACTCATACGACCTGTCGCGAAGTGCTTCAAGCTTCCCTGCTTCATTACTTCCAGGCTTTGCTGAATCGAGTCTTACGTTCGCATCACGCACTGTTGCTTTGTGTTTTGCAAGAGAGCCGTTTTCCAGTGCGTCCATTGCATCGTCAACGATGTCCATGTAGTCCTGGAACTCATCATCGCTTCCAGTTACAAGATTAAAAGCCTTTTGCGTGTCAAAACCATTGGCTTCAACTATCCCGTCTCCACCAAGCATGTCCGCCATATCGGCAGTGATGTCATCCTTGATAAGTGGATTTTCCTCTAACGCATCGTGGATTTGGTCAAGAAGGTTGTTTCCATCATCGCTTGTTTCAATGTCGTAGTTGTAATAATCACGACCTCTTCCACCAGAAGAGAGGGAAGGAGTTTCATCTTTTGATGGTGCGGATGGGAGATTCCCTGAATCTCTATCTACAAGTTTTCCATTTCTTCTGTCAACAAGTCTGTCAGCAAATTGATTTCCTTTACCAAGCTTCCAGTACTCTTTGTTCTCGTTGTTCAGATTTGCTGGCTTGAGACTTGCTTGGTATGCGAGTTCGCCAAGTTCGTCAGCATAAACCTCGTCCCACTGAGCGAGAATTCTGTTTTTGCCCTTGTCTTTACCTGTATTAATTTTTTGCTCAGCTCGGACATAGTAGAGGTCTGGGACAGAGTTGTAACCGATAACTACCTGCTGGTCCTTTGTTGAAGGAAGAACCATCTCGTTTCCTCTGCGCTCAACGCGACCACCAGAGATGGCCATGATGTTTCCGCGACCTATTTGACTTGCTGCTTCACGAAGGTCAAATCTGTCAGGCTCATACCCACGTGAAGTGGCCCACTCGTTCTTTGCACCAGAAGAGAGCGAAACACCTTCTTTATCTTTGCGCATTTTGCGCATGTGACGCTGCTCGCGCTTTCTAACTTCCATTCTTGTTAGACCAAGCTCTTCTGCAACATCCTGCAAGGAAGCTCCAGTTGTCGTTCTCTTTCGATAAATCTCTTCATCGCTCATTTGTTTCTTGCGAGAAGAGACCTTTGGTCGGTCATCTTCTGGACCCATCATGTCAAGAAGAGTGTCGTAGAAATCTACATTCGTGTCGCTCTCATAATTTTCTTCGTCGAAATTTGGTCTTGTATCGTCGTCTGCGCCAGAAGAGAGGGAGAGTGAACCTCTCTTCTTTCCTTCTTTTTTCTTTCTTAATGGAGTTGGCGATAATGAGTCGAAACCATATTGACGCATCCAGTCGGATAGACCGTCTTTCCCATCTGGGCCAATACCCCTGAACCCAGTTGCATCAGGTCTGTTGTTGTACATGAATTCATGTATTGCATCTTCCATGCCGTTGTAGAATTCGTTGTCATCACCACGTGATGCATCAAGGAAGGTGCCGGCACGCATAACCATCCCTGAGTACCAATCCCTGTAGGCAACAGAAGACGTATTTTTATCTTCGAATTTGGCTGGTCTTGGATTGGTTTTATCTCCAAGCCACATCACCCTGGCTTGATTGACACCCATCTCTCTTCCGCGCAGATAGTCAGGCGACCTGTAAGCATCTGGCTTATACCTAGGTACATCTGTCCAGCCATAACCGGAATCTTTCCAGTCTTTAATTACTTCTTCGAATTTCTTACGCTTCTCTAGTTCTTCTGGAGAAACAAGTGATTCAAATTTTGGGTCTCCCGAGTGGCGAGTGAGTCTCTTGTCGCTTTCACCAGATGAAAGTGAAGGCGTCTTATCCTTTTTGGGACCCTTAGCGAAATCTAGTTCTCCTCGTTTTACTTTTTCTTTTTTAACAGGAGCCTTTTTGGCTACAGCCTTCTTCGCGGGCTTCTTCTTTTCTCCAAGAATTTCACCAAGGTCGTCGGCCGTGTACTTTGGTTTACGGCTCTTTATTATTTCACCATCTGCTGGTTTTGTTTTTTCACCTTCACCAGGAATACTGGCAACGTCTCTTCTTTGTGCGGAAGAAAGTTTTGGGTTGTTTATCGAGCCAGGACCATCTGGTGTTGGGTCTGGTTGTTCCCAACCGGGAATGTTGTCAAAGAGTGTTCCGTCTCTGTTTTTGTCTACTCTTGTTCGTGGGTCGAGGTCGCCCTCTGGCATGCCGAATCCACGGCCACCACGCCTTTTACCACCAATGCTTGGTCTATCAATTGCTCTTGATGCAAGCGAGCGGCCGATTCTGTAGCCGAGGGATTTACCCTCTATTTCATGATTTGGAAATTTTTTTTTTAAGTTGTAGAGAGCCGTATCGACTGCATCTATCAAATCTTCAGTAACTCCAGATGTTATTACTATTCCCTCTTTGTCAACAAATGTTTCTGCTCTGTAGTAATCGAATACTGGGTCTAGTGCGGTTTTTACACTAAATGCAAAATCTGTTTCGACAGGAATGAGGTAGGACTTCTCGCCCATATCGTCCTCGTCGCCAAATTCGGCGAGATTCTTGTACTTCTTTCTTCTCTTCTTTCGTTTGCCGACGGCATTTCGTAGCACACCGAGAACAAACTCCCCTGGATACTTGAGCTCAAGCGTTTCCATAATTGCATCTTCTGCTTCTGAAACGTGTTCCTCAAGTTCTTTTGAGCCACTGCTCAATACAACGCCATTCGGGATGACAGCAAATCTGCACTTGCCTTCTGGTTCTACAGGCATGTCAATTATCTTGCAGTTTGACCCGCCTTTATAAAACACGCAATTAGCGCACTTGACACCAATTCTGGCAACTGGATTTTCAGCAGGAGGGTAGTAGCCAGCCCAAACTCCATTTGAATCCTCGTTAAATTTTCCGTGGCGTGCAACGATTTTAAGAAGCGCATCACGCAGGTCTGCCTCTTCTTTGTCGAGGCTCATTTTTGGCGAAGCGTCATATTGGACGGAAGGGAGTGGAATCATCACAACTCCATTGTCGCCTGGCTTAACAGCGACAGGTATGGATGGCATTTGCTGTGGTCTGACAATTCTTTGTGGTTCATTTGGTGGAGTCGGTCTACCGCTAACAACTGGCATTGGAGCTGCCTGAGGATTCTGCGGAACAGAAATCATCTCAGGTGTTCCGAACATGTATCTTCCATGATTTCTCATGAATCCACACTTGTACTTTTTCGCTCCGGACATTTCGTGTCTGGTGAAGACAACTTCATCGCCATCTATTGAATGAACTGAGACTTTGGCATTAAAAAGTCTTGACAGCTCCTTCTCCATCTCTTCGTACCCGTTGCGCTCATCTTGCTCCGGCATCACCATGACAGGATTACCGTACGATGAGTCATCACCCTTGACCGAGATTGTTCCAGTTAACTGGTTTGCCCCATGCAGAACAGGGCTTACTTCATAAAGCTCAACTTCGTAAAGAATGTTTGCTTGTGACTTCTGGTCGAATTGAGCTCTTAGCGTCTTGTACCCGATTGACCACTCTTGTTCTTCTCCAAAGAAGGCCACGTTTGCAAATGCTTCTTTGCCTTTTTCTGACTGAAGATTGAATTGAACTTTTGCAAAAAGACCGCCAATTCCGGCGATTTTCATCTTCATTGGAAGGCGTGGGTCCTGTGGGCCAACTTCGTAAATTTCAAGCACTTTGCCGATTGGGTCATTCCAGTTGTGGCCCCAAACAACTCTCGGTTTGCGGCGGAGAAGACTCTTTGTGAATGCCCCCGAGGCGCAAACGTCGCCAACAGAGTCTTTATTACCAATTCCCGCAACGAAACACTCGACAATGCCCTGCATCTCATCCAGGCCTACAGCACCCTTAATCTGCTGGGAGCCTGATACCGATGTGGTCTTATACTCGAATGTTTCTTTTGACATTTTCCAAACCAACTTCTCTCGGTTGCTAGTCGATAATAAACGAGAAAACAGCTACAGAATGCAAGTATTTGCTTAAATCAAATCTTTTACAGAAATTGTTTAGTGAAACTAAGCAACCTGTCCGAATGTCCAGGCTCTTTTTGCTTCTGACTCAGATATCTCAAGCTGGTCTTTTGCAAGGATATTTGCGTACATCCCAACAAGCTCTTCTCTAAAAACCGAGAAACGCTGTTCTTCTCCCACATGCGAGAATGATTTCATCATCATTTCTTCCATTGAGGAACGAATTCCAGAGTTCATGGTGAGTATCTCGGATATTTGCGAATCAATGTGCTTCTTGACAATTGCTGGAGATAGCGCCCTTGGCTTCAATCCCTTCTGCGAGTATGACTCTTTTCTGAACTCGTAGGAGTCATTGACTATCGCAGAGATAACAGGACGTAGGTCGTCTTCCAATTGCTTGTTCCATGTGTCTATTGAGAAAATTGAATCAAGGTCAAGTGTTCCCGACATAAGGGCCTTCTTGGACTTACTGCTACTTGCTTTCTCTAGGACCACGCGCTGCTGTCTTTCAACAACTCTTTCAATACCTCTTGAAAGAATTTCAGACCATCTTTCTATCGCCATTTCAGATTTGTCGAATTCATCGCTTTGAGCAGATTTGTGCTGGAATCCTCCAGAAGACTCGCTAGCCATACCAGGCGGTATTGGCGCTGCTCCGGTAGCAGGAGCCATCCCAGCGACCTCTGGTGGCAACGTTGTTTGAGCCATGTCCCCTGTTCCGCCAGCTGCAGCTTCGGCCATTGCGCCCTGCATCGTATTTGGGTCAAGTGGTGGTACTGGAGCTTCGACTGGCGGCATTCCAGGAACTGGAGGCATACCTGGAACTGGAGGCATACCTGGAGCTCCACCGGGAACCTGTGCGGCATTCTCTTCCATCTTCTTTTTGGTGTTAGCAATTGGAATTAGGTTTGGATTCATAAGCAGAGAATCAGCAAGGTCCGCTTCAACTTCTTTTCTTCCACTTGCCTGTCTGTATTCGTTGACAGAAATCAAACCTTGGGACAGCTCATCTTTCAAATATCTGTCGCGCTCTTGCTTGTAGAGCAAAAGGATGGGAACTTCGCTTGTGTCAAAATCTAGGTAATATTTCTCGTCAAGCTCATCCAGTGCTCGCGCTATCGGCTCAAGGTGAGGCAGCATTGTCTCAACCCAAAACACCCTAATTTCTTCTGCCGAGTTGCTAAATGTTCTTCCGGAAGCATTTCCAATAACTGATTCTGGAACACCAAAGGCTGCAAGAATTTCTTCTTTTGTAATCTGTCGCATTTGAATATATGCAGCATCTCGTGGGTTCGCTGATGTATCAACAAAGTCAACGCCTTCGTCTGCGGCGATAACTGTTGTATGACCAGTTTTGCCCAAATTGCCCCTGAATCTATTGCGTAATTCTTCTTTATCGTCTTCGTCTATTTCGCCTCTAACAACAAGAAGTCCACCAGGTCTTCCATCGTTTAATAGATAGTTTCTGTTGTACAGCTTTGCTAGATTCTCAATCTCTATAGCAACACCGGAAGCCTCCAGTGGCGTGAGGGAAAGATATGGGTCAAGGGGGTGCGGTCTTCTAATCCACACAACATCCTCTGGCTTCATTATTATTTTCTTGCCATACGGCATGTTCACTTCGTACCCAGAAACAAATTTGCGAGGGCATGGAATTGGTGCAGTCGACTGTGGTGGGAGGAGATTCAAGCCAATAACACCGCCATCTCTTCCGCGAACTTTTTCAATGAATGCCCCTCTTGTGCCAAGCAACAACTGAGCAGAAAGTCTGTATCGGAAAATAAACGAGTTTTCACCAATATTGGATTTAACGTTGAGTAACTCAAGCAGTGATGAACGCTTCGCCTCACGTCCAACTACGACTTCACCATCTTTTGAATTATCTTTTCTGAGAATGATTGGAAGTCGTGCTTGGTTGCCTGCAATAGCATCGATACATCTGTTCACCCAAGTGATTTTCTGCATACCCTCTCGGTATGCACGCTCAATATCCCATGAGTCCCTGTATGGCTTATCCGTGTAACTAGGGTTTGATGTGACTGGAGCGCCGTAACCGATTGCAGATTTTTTCTGCTGCTGGTCCAGTGATTTATTTTCGGATGAATTCCAAGCCATGTTTTACTCAAGTCCTAACAAAAAACCAAATAGACCGCACGTCACTCCGGCAACCACCAATCCCGCGGGCGGGAATATCAAACCTGCTCCAATACTTGTACATAGTATAAATGAAACCATGAACACATTAGCGAACGTACGCCTAGTTAATTTTGGTTTGAGCCAAATGGTGAATTTGTTAGGCAGAGTTCTTAGTTTGGGCATATAACATACAGTAGCCTATAAAAACAACATACGACACTAGGGAATGCATAGCTGATGGCTAATAAACCGAACTGGGAGGAAGTACTCAAGTACCTCACGCCCAAGGAAACTCCCTTCTGCCCTGAAGAACCATCACTAAATC